AATTGACAGGCATTTCTTGCATTTAAAGTCTGTTAGACTAGAGTCTATTCCTTCTTGTCAGTAAGGTTCTTGCGAATTGTCTTACCTTTAACCCATTTATAATAAATATCTGCAGTTGGCAAGGGATTTGTTTTCTGGTTCTCAGAACCTGTTTCCTTAACCAACCGCAATATTTCTAATCTAATCTCTTGATCGTTTAGATTATTATTCTGCATTTAACATTTCTCTTAATGTATAGACTTGTTGAACTACCTTGTCGTGATCTGGGTGATTTTTATTCCAGTAAGGACTATTGGTATCATTAGTCAAAGTAGTTATTTCTGATTCAATGTCTTTCATGGTATCTACATTTTCGCTTTCTGTAGAAACAATTTTATCCTCAGACATCATATTAGCAATTTTTGCAAATCCTTTTATAATTTCTGGATGATCTCCTACCCTTGTTCCATCTTGTAGTTGCATATCTAATACATCTGGATTAATATTTGCTTTAGCTAATGCACCAGCTTGTTTAACTTTACCTTCAAAGTCTCTACCCCACTCTTGTCTTAGCTGTTGTTCCGCTTGAACTTGAGCAGTCTCTGTATCAATCTTTGATTGCTGTGCAGTGCCTTCCATATTATTTTTATAAAACTCTAAAATACCTTGAGCTTGTTTATTATTTAAACCTAGCTTATGAGCATTTTCTGCAAATTGTTTTACAGCATTTTCATCAATAGGTACTGCTTCTGATTTAGCATCTAACTGATACTTATCAGCAGACTCAGGTCTACCTAGTTTTTGATATACTTCATTCCACTGATCTTCTGTAGAATTATTAGTAGGTATAACTATCTTATCCTGACCAATCATTTTAGTTGCGTTGATGTAACTTTTTGCTAGTGCATCAATCTCCGTAAATTTTTCTATACTAGGATCGCTTCTAAACTCTTCACTGATAGACTCTTTCCAAGAAGAGGGTGTTATAGGTGTATCTGATTTTGCAACTGTATTAAGTGTTGCTGTTGGTTGGACTGTTTCTGTAGATGGTGTCGTTGTTTCTACAGGCACAGTTTCCTGTGTTATCTGTTCGTTTGACATTATTATTTTCCTTTTTCATTATCGTTTTGCAGCATTGATTTTATAAATAAAAGAACGCTGCGTTGTCCTTCCATATATGCACTCTCATGGCTATCTCCTTTAATATTAGTAGTAGCGTGGTAGTGGCATCTCTTTTCTAAATCAGATAAGACTTCTTTGCCTTCATCTGTATTGAATATAAATTCGTAATTTTTTTTTAACTTTCCAATTAATTGTTCTAGTTGTTTACTTGCTTCCATGTTTTTTCCTTTCTATTACTCTTCTGGGTTTACTAAAGCCTTTGCTTCCTCTGGCAATGCTTTTGCCAATGGTGCTATGTCTCCTCCTGCTTGTGCTACTTGTTGCATCTGTTGCATCTGTTGTTGTTGTTGAGCTTGTTCTTGAGCTTGTTGTCTTTCAGAGTTTACTTGGTTTTGTGATTTTAATAATTTTTGTGGCATACCAACTATGTCTGCTAGATGTTTCACTAGGTTATCAAAATTAACATAATCAAATACTGGTGCTACATTTGCTAATGATCCCAATATTTCTATTGCTCTCATAATAGATTGTAGCTCTGAAGATTTTTGTGCTTTAGCAAGTGGAGATACATATTCAATTTCTACATTTCTTCCAGATAAAAACTCTGGTGCTTCTGGTAACATATTATTACGGAGCAGTATAGCAAACACTCTATCAATTAATGGTTTTAACAATTCTGATTGCAGTCTACCAAGAACAGGACCTAGTAGTCTCATTTTCTCTTCGTTCCTTTGGATGACTTCTGTTGCTGTCATTTGAGGACCATTCTGCATCATCAGTTGGTTTACATAAAACACAGCACGAATAGCATCTCTTCTTTGTTCTTCCATGTTTAATCCTAATGGATTGTTTGCACCAATATTTAAAGGTTCAATTCTATCTCTTGTTCCTGATCTATAAAAATTTAATCCGCCAGGTACAGTTCTAACTGGTAATAAGAAACCATCGTCAGGCACTAACAAAGGAGGATCAACTTGTTTCTGTGCTGCTTTAATAGTGGTCTTAGACATTTCATTTAACATCTTCACATCAGGTAAAGCAGTCATCGCAGGGGATCTTCCGTAGATTTCATTGGATGCTTTTAAGTAACGAGGTACTACAAAAGGAAATTCTTTAAATCCAGAAACAGATAATTCGTTTCCATTTTTATATTCTACATAAACAGATTCAAATGGCATATTAGCTTTATCTTTTTTCTTAGGATTAAAATCAGATCTTGGATAAAGTGCGTGGATTAATTCTATTTCTTGGTAAGGATCTTTTTTTGACATTGCCATAATGTCTGGAGAAACTTTGTCTCCAAATTTTTGCACCGCACCTCTAGCAGAAAGTTTAAATCTTCTGTATACTGTATCTATTCTTCCCTTATCGTTCTCAGCAATAAACACTTCGTTAATATGTCTAGTTGAGAATTTAATTAAATCATCATCATCTTCTTCAATAAACATTGCTGCTGTACCAAAGGTAATTAGATCGTGGTATAATTCAAAAATTTCTTGTTGGAAGTTAGAACGATTAAACGCAGTGTACATTGTTTCTGTTGCAGACTCTAACCAAAGTTTTGCTTCTTCTTCGTTGTCTATGTCTTCTTCTTTAAATCGTAAGGTAAACCAAGGGGTGGAAGGGTTAGTCAGCATACCATGTAAAGAAGCTGCTAGTAATTCTACTGCTTGAATAGGAGACGAATCAAAAATCATCTCATTTCGTTTATCTCCTCTGGCTCTGGTTTTAGTTACATCGGCTTTTCTTGGTTGCATATAATCTGCAACTTCTTGCCAGTGTGTTTCCCAGTTTTGCCTTTGACCTTGTAGCTTGTCAAATCGTGCTAATAAACTTTTACTTAAATCTGTTTTTGCCATTATTTACCTTTTTTTTTAAGTGCAATTTTATGTGCTTTTGTAAAACTTATTCCTTTGTTCATAGATACTTTCATATGATTCATATGTTTTTTAGAATGATGAACACTATGTTTTTTTAAAGTTGTTTTTTGTCTATCTGTTAATGCCATTATGATCCTAGTAGACTTTTCTTACCTAGTGTAACATCTCCCTCTACTCCTGCTGAGCTAGTTAGAATAGTTGCTGATCTTCCTTTTCGTTTTGTTTTAACGCTGGATGAATATCCATCTGCATCTGTTGCTGTACTTTGAGAAACTTCTGCTGTGGTTGGAGCTATAGTAGTAGCTATTGGCTTCGCTACTGGAGCTGGCATTGGTTTTGCTACTGGAGCAGGTTTATTTACTGCTTTAAAAATACTTGGAGTACTTTTTATTATTGCTGCTACGCCACCCATATTAATTAGTTTCTCTAGTTAAAGTAGATTTTGTTTCTTGAATTCTTTCTTGTTCTACTTCAGGTTTTTTAATTACTTCTTCTGCTTTTAAAATTACAGGTTCTTCTTTTTTAATTTTTACTTTGGCTTTTTTTGGTTTGATTATTTCTTTTGCTATTTTAATTATATTTTTAATTACCATGTTATGATCCTAATAAAGTTTTCTTTTCTATCTCAGCTTCGCTGACATCTCCTAAAGGTCCAGTTAAAATAGTAGACCTTCTGCCTTTTCTTTTTCGTTCTACTGCCGCTTGTTCTTTAGCAATACTTTCTTTTTCTTCTGCTGAAATTTCTGAAGAAGGCATCTCAGGAGCTGGTGCTACTGGTGGTAGTGATGGCATCTTTGGTGAAAATAATGAACCCATATTTATATTATCCTATAACTATTATCTGCTACATTTTGTGGAGCAGCTTGTCTAGTATTAATTTCTTGAAGTCCCACAGCCAAATACCTCATGGCATCACAGGCGTGTGAACTCCAATCGTGTACAGGTTTAGATCTAAACATTCTGTTTTTATCTATGTACTTCCTGTGGTAATGTCTTAACGCATCTATTAATTTTTTGCAATGGTCTATGTCAATGTAGCATCTAGGTAGTGCCATGGCTGTTGCGTGTATACCATCCTCTAGTGGAATTTTTGGCACAACTTTAAATATAATTCCTAACTGATAAGCTACTTCCCTTCTGGTTTTTCCATTACTAAATTCCATTACCTCTATATCATGTGGACCAAAGTGATCCTTGTAGATGTACTCTTTGGAATTTATTACTTCTATAAAATGGGGTAATCCTTGTTTTCGTTCTTCATAGTAATCTACAATATTAATTGCTGAACCTAGTTGCTGATAAAATATAATAGCCGTGTGGTCTGAAACTCCTATATCCCATGCGGTAGAGACTGGCAAAGAAGGATCGTAAGGTACTCTAGTAATCTGCCTTTTGTCATCCATCTTTTGAATAACTTCTCCATATACAGATCCTTCAATATTCGCTATCCAATCACATTCAAACTCTTGCTTGAACTTGTTATCTCCCATGATCTCTTTTGCTGCTCTTAGTTCTTCCTCATCTACTATTTTAGTTTTGCTTGCCTGTGCTTTAAAATAAAACCAATCACTATGGTTCTTTTGTGCGTGTTGGTACATATCGTAAAAGTTATTATTCATTCCTTGTGGTGTACCTATAAATACGCAGTATCCTTTACGATCTGATAAAGCAGGTCTAATAATTTCTGGGAACAATCGTTCTGTTACATTGGCATACTCATCTATGACGCAACCATCCAAATAGATACCTCTAAGACCATCGCAGTTCTCTGAGCCTAGTAGGGTTATCCTAGAGCCATTAGGCAAGTCTACACGCAGCTCTGTCTCATTAAAGCGTACTCCTGGAATCTTGTCAGAAAATTGTTTGATGTAATCCCAAGCAATAGATTTAGCTTGTAATGCGGTCATTAACAAATGATTAATCATCATTACTGTTTTACCAAATCTTCTATGGCAGACTAAGACTGACCAACGTTTTTCTAGCATCTTAGAATGTAAAAACTTCTGATGTTTTCTGGCAGTGTAGGGAATAACTATATTCATTAATGTAACATGGTGTCTATGATTCCACTGGTAGGCGTAAAGTCAAAAGATAACTCTGCCATAACCCAGCTAATATATAAATCAGCTATGTCTTTGTTAGGAAAGCCTGTGATCTTAATAACTACATTGTTAGTTTCGGGTTCTATAAATACTACAGATTGTATGTCTTTGCTATCGTACTCCATACATATGGTATTATTTTATTTACAAAAGGAGGTCTAGCAAAAAAAGGGGGTGGGTTGTTTTGTGGATAGGGGGTGACTGGCTGTGTGTGAGCGTGGAAAAATCCCATGTATATATATAATATAAAAGGCGGCGGCTTCTAGGGGTATACCCATACTTTTTGTTATAGAAAACACACCTGTTGCCACACTGCAACACTATTCCTATAATAAAAAGCTTCCGATAATTAATAGTTATCAGTCAAAAGATAATTGGTGGTACTTATTAGATATGAACCAAGTCATATCCGAATATTATATGGGATTAAGGTAAAGCAAAGCTCAATAGAAAAATAG